CCGCTTGCCACGTTCAAGCTGCTCGACTAATTGCTTTCGTGTCGCTAGAAAATTATCATTTAAATCGTTCAGTAACATCTCTTCCGCGCATTCCTTTGTATCGGGGTCTTTTGATACGATGTCCTTGTAACTTCTCGGGATCGGTCGGTTTGGGTTGTTAGCCATTCGTCTGTCTCCTCGGCGGCTCGTGGCCGCGTTAGCTAAGGCGCGTGAACTTGCTATCTGTTAGCCACATTTCGAAGGCGTGCGAGTCGGTAAGTTGGATGACGGTGTTTCGTTCGTCCGTGATCGCTTCCGCGACGGTTTGATCCCGGCTTAACCCTTTGGGTACGAAGATGCCGCAGCAAGGGTTGAACCGTATGACCATTCCTGTGTTGTTGTCGTAAGTCTTAGTAGGTTTGTTCATCGTGCCCTCCGGGGCCGCTGTGTTGTTGTATGCGTTATCCATTGACATAACTATACAGACTTCTATATATCGTGTCAAGTAGATATTAACTATTATTTGTTCTTTCTTATAACTCTATATAGTTCTAGCATTTAGCTAGTTGAAGATCTGAGAAAAGGTGGTTACACTGCTAACCTTGACGAGATGGATCACGAATCTATCGCGGAATTGATCTCGCTGGAGGGGGAACTCTACCGGCGGTCCCTTTACGACTATATGAGGGGGATGTGGCCGGTCATCGAGCCGTCCACCCCGTTCATCGACGGATTCCATCTCGGCGCAATTTGTGACCACGAACAGGCAGTTTTCAGCGGTGATATAAAGAAGCTTATTATTAACGTCTGTCCTCGAAGCGGGAAATCGATTTGCACGTCGGTAGCGATGCCAACATGGGGATGGACGCGGGCTCCAGAAACCCGGTTTTTATTCTCAAGCTATAGCAGCGATTTGTCATTGGAGTTTGCGACGACGGCTCGGAGAGTAATTGAGTCCCCGTGGTATCAAACCAGGTGGGATATTCAATTGAGCGGGGACCAGAACAACAAGACATTTTATGCGAACACCGCTTCGGGATACCGCATCTCCACCTCGGTAGGTGGCTCCGCAACGGGTAAGGGGGGAGATATCCTCGTCGTCGATGACCCTCACAATTTGAAAAATGTAACCTCTGATGTGATTCGCACGGAAGATATCCGATGGTTTTTCAAGGTGTGGTCTTCCAGGATAAATAACAAAATGTTTGACAGGCAAATTGTAATAATGCAGAGGGGTCATGAACAGGATTTGACAGCTGCCCTTTTGGAGCAGGGCGATTGGACGATCTTGAAATTGCCAACTGAATACCAGCCAACGCAGTGGACTTCACCAATCGGGTGGAGCGATCCGAGAACCTCGGAGGGAGAACTTCTGAACCCTGGAAGAATTGGACCAGCCGAGAATGACGTTGTGAAACTTGAGCTTGGTCCTATCGACTATTCTTGTCAGCATAGTCAAAACCCTCTTCCCGAGAGGGGGGGAATGTTTGAAAGGAGCTGGTTCGAAATTGTCGAGTCTCCTCCCACGGAAGTTCTTGGTCGTGTGAGATTTTGGGACGCCGCTGGTTCAGAGACGGAGCGCAGCCCGTACACGGCAGGAGTCTTGATGAGCGAATCGAAGAGCGGGATTTTCTACGTTGAAGATGTTCAACGGGATCGACTTGTCTCGGCAAAAGTTGATGCGCTCATGCTTCAGACTGCAAGTCTTGATGGGGTCGGAACAGATATCGCGGAAGAGCAGGAACCAGGAAGTGCCGGGAAAGCTGTGGTGGCCGCTCATCGAATTCTTTTGAGCGGGTATAGTTACATTGGCATTACCGCGACGGGGGATAAAGTCACGCGCTGGAAACCGCTTGCGTCTCAGGCACGACCAGCCACGGAGTCTGAACCTTACGGTCGCGTCAAGCTTGTGGCAGGAGAATGGAATCAGACTTTTCTCGATGAGGTTGTTGCAAATCAACGCAGCCGATTTAAGGATCAATTGGACGCGGCGGCGGGAGCGCTCTATCAGTTGCGGCTAGCCGCTAGGCCCGTTCGGGTGGTTGAGGCGATGTGGGGGTGACGAGATGGCAATCTTAAAAGCTAAGGCCAGGAAACGTTCCGCGACGATTGTCCAAAAAACGAATGGAGGAAAACGGTATCGGTTTCCGATGCCAGATAAAGCGCATGCTAGAAATGCTCTGTCGAGGCTCCCTCAAGCTAAAGACCTGAGCGCGGCGGATCGGAAGAAGATTCGGGACCGCGCCAATAAGATTTTGGGGAAAAAACGTGCCAGTTAATACTCCGAGAGACGACTATAATTCTTTTACTCCTATCTGGAAACGGATGAGAGACACATTTGGTGGACGCGATAAGATCATCGCAGCGGGGGATCTCTACACGCCACGCCTCCCGGCGGCAACTCCCCAAACGCAATTATCTTATTTACACCGTGGCAATTATTACAACGCTGTTCGACGCACGGTGAGTGGTTTGGTTGGTGGCGTCTTTCAAAAAACACCACGGTTTGACGTGCCTCGAAACGTTGATCCCTGGCTTCGAGATGTCACTCTGACCAATGTTCCGATGGAATCGTTTGCGCTCACGGCGACCGAAGAGGTGATGCTGATGGGGCGATCTGGGGTTTTGGTGGAGATGGCTGAATCGCCTCTGATTGAAGCCCGTCCGTATTTTGTGAGTTACGCAACTGAAAACATAATTAATTGGGATACAACTGTCCTTGACGGCGATGAGGTCTTAACGCTTTTGGTGTTGCGCGAACAACCACGACGCGTCGATGAAAAAGATCCTTTCCGGTATAAGACCATTGAACAATACCGCGAACTCAGGCTGATTTTGGAAGGGGACGCCCTCCGTTATACGCAGCAGGTATGGCAACGCCCTGAAGACGGCGGAGAGGTGGAAATGGTGGGGCCGCGTCTGATGCCGCTGCGACGGGGGGAGCCCCTGCCCTTTATTCCATTTACGTTCTTGGGCCCTGCGGCTGTCACTACTGATGTGAAAGATCCTCCGCTCCTCGATCTTGCCAATTTAAATCTGGCCCATTGGAGAAACACATGTGACCACGAACAGGGGCTGCATTTGGTAAGTCTCCCAACGCCGTTCGTGGCTGGAATGCGAGGTGCGGGAGAGGATGTTGAGACTTTAAATATCGGTCCTTCGACGGTCTGGATTCTGGAGAAAGAAGGCAAGGCTGGCATGGTGGAATTCACCGGGGCCGGGATGAAATCGCTGGAAACTGCGCTCCTTGCCAAACAACACCAGATGGCCACATTGGGAGCCAAGCTTCTCGAAGAACAGCCCACCGTGGCGCAGGAAACGGCCACGGCGGTGCTTGCGCGGCACGCGGGGGAACATGCAACTCTTCGAACGATGGCTCAATCGATGGAGCAAGGTTTGGGAGTGGCTCTTCAGACGATGGCGTGGTGGGCAGGGCTAGATGCAAAGCCAGATGACGTTCCGGTGAAGGTGGAATTGAATAAGGATTTTCTCCAGGTAAAAGCTCAGCCGCAGGAGATTCAGACGGCGTTGGCAACTCTCCAGGCGGGGGAGATCAGTTATCAGACTTTCTGGAATCTGCTCACGGAAGGCGGATGGGCACGCTACGGAGTCACGGCGGAAGAAGAAAAGCTAGAGATTAGCAGAGAGCCCGAACAACTTCCTGCTCCTACGGAAGAAATCATCAAGGTTGAAGAGGAAGAATGAGCCCTGAAACGTTACCACGCGGAACTACGCCAAAACGGAGCAGTGCTTGGCGATTGCCCGGATCAAAAACTCGCAGCCGTCACGATCATCGTGAGATGACGCAGCTGGCAGATAAACTAGAACCTCAATTTGAAGCCAGAGTGATTCGCGCATCGGAACGGATGGCATCGAGCATCGACCTTGATCGTCTCACCTTGGCGATTGCTAAAGGAAATGTGGAGGAGGCTGTGCGGGCCTCGCTGACCAGTAAACAACTTCAAGAGGTGATGGGCCCTGTTGAAACGTTGATCAAAAGCAATTTGGTTCGTGGCGGAAACCTCGGGGCTCGTCAACTTAATCAGTTAGTCAAAGACCTTGGCTGATCCTGTTTCCTTTGGCTTTAACGCCAAGAGTCGAAAAGCTCAGGCATGGGCGAAGAAGTTTGCTGGTGATCGTATCCGTAAAGTTGACGCGGAAACGAAACTCGCCGTTCGACAAATTGTCGTCGATTCTATCCACAAAGGAATTCCTCCCAAGGACGCGGCGAAACAGATTCGAAGCGTTGTGGGAATGAATCGGCCTCAAGCAAAAGCGTGGCAAAAATATTATCAGGGTCTTTCTCCCAATTTGTCTCCGGGAGCAAAGTCTAAGGCTGGAGATCGTCTCCGCAAAAAGTATATTCGTCGCCGCGCAATTACGATTGCTCGAACAGAAGTCATCGATAGTCTCTCGGCAGGAACCGAACAAGCCTGGACCCAGGCGCAGAAGAAAAACCTCCTTGGGAAGAACGCCAAGAAAAAGTGGCTGGCAACGTCGTTCGGGGCGTGCGCGATCTGCCGTAGGTTGGCGATGGAAGAAGCGGTCCCTCTTAATAAAAACTTTAAAGCGACGATAGCCCCCTTCTCGTTGAAACCAATTTCCCGTCCTACGGCTCACCCGAATTGTCGCTGTGCGCTGATTCCGGTTCCGGGGACCGGGGGATCGAT